TAAGTCTGCGAATACAGATCAGCAAGGCCAGGGGTTTGGTAAACCATGATCTCCCTGATGGTGGTCGATAACTCCTCCATCTGCTGCCTGCACATCACACGATTCATCGCGCTTTCCATCATCTGTGCATTGCTGATGGTGGGGTCATAGACTTTGGCCTTCTCTTCCTCCTCGCGCAGATATGCGTTCAGTTGATCCTGCAAAGCCCAAAACTTACTGAGCTGCTTGATGATGTCGGCCATTGCCTGAGTCTCGTCATAGGCAACGAACTTTTCCTTCTTTTTCGCCACAGGCTTGGACGTGGTGGCTGCTGGCTTTGTAGCAAACAGCTTTTGCCACCAAGATCTAGCAGCCTTGGCGTCCCCAATAGCTTCATCGACTGTGCTTTTGACTTCAAGAAAACTTGTCTTGGCCTCTTTATACAAAGAGCAAAGCTCAGTGATCCCCTTAACGCAGGCATTGGCAGCGAATAAAAGGGATATTGGATCCACATCGTTACAGCCCCAGCATCTTCTTCACGATGTCGGCAGCGACACCAGGACCAAACAAGATGGCGGCGATGACGATGTAGAGCTGAGTCTGAATGCCCTCCATGCGTCTCTTGCCACTTTCCAGCTTGTCCTCAATTGACTTGTATCTCTCGTCGCAAATAGCCTGGTGGACGGCAAAGTCCTTCTCAACGTCACTCACCCTGTCACCTCATCAGCAGGCTCTGGAACGCCGCCTTCAGCCACCCAAGCAAGATAGGCTTGGTAGTCTGTGTTGGCGGGGTCGAAGGGGATGGAGGCGTTGTCAGACAAGCGATTAACCCCGATTACACGCAGTTCAAAAGCTGTTGTCTTTATTAACTTGTACATTTTATAACTCCGCAGATGCAGTTAAAGTTGCAATCACCGCCCTAGAGGTTTGTGTCATATACCCAGCGGTATTTCCGTTTGTAAAACCAACTGGTGCAAATCCTGCGCCGCCGCCAGAAAAAGTAGGAGTTGCCCTCATTACTACCCCCAAGCTAAACGACGCAGCAGCATTTCCGCTGTCAACAATTACAGAGGTAAAAGAATTAAAATAACGCTGTGCAAGCTGAAGCTCAGTGCCATACGGCCTGTAGTCAAAGCTCGTTGCTGTTGAGCCTTTCTCAAGCTGGACACCTGTGATGTAGAAAGTTGCTCCGTTTGTGCCGACTACGCTGGTTGCGCCTGTGGCAGAGACGTAGTTTGAGCCAGCCCATGCACCAGCAGTGCCACTAAATGTCGTGCCAACGCCAAGACCAAAATTAACAGCAATACCTATGCCGTTTGTGGTCAGCCAAGTTCCAGACGTATCACCAGCAATGGTGACCGACTTCTGTTCCCAAGTATTTGATGCGCTGATTGTGTATGAGAAAGGATAGCTTCTATTGCCAGCAGAATTGCGTAATGAGCCGCCAAAAGTTCCAGTAAGAGAACTTCTAACCCAAAAAGACAAAGTAACCGTTGCGGCTGAAGCTGTACCCCAAGCCAAATCAGCAGTATTCAAACCTTCTATGTATTGAGTATAAGAAAAATAATCTCCTGTCAAAACTGAATAAGCAGAAGATGAGGTTGCGCCAAGATAATTTATAAAACCAGCGGGTGGAGTAACAGAACCTGCGTTTTGTTGCCATGTCAATTTAGATGACTGAGAGGCAGAATAATACCAACGATCAATTGTGTATACGCCAATTCCAGTACCACTCGCCCCCGCATTCCTCTGGTCAATAACCATTGCGCCGTTGATGATGCGGTTTTTAAAGCCAAAGCCAGTCGCCGCAGTATTCTGCGATGAGGCATCGTTGAATGTGACACCGCTTGTGCCGTTAATGGTTACGCTCATGCTGATGCTCCTTTAAGGGCGGCTACGTCTGCCTGTAATTGGGTGATGAGGGCTTGTTGTTCTTGGATGGCGGCTGTCAGTGTGGCGACCAAGAAGCTAGTGTCAACATTTTGATATTGAGGATTGCCATCAGCGTCTACAGCATCTTTTTCGCCAACAACAGCGTCAGGAATTACGGCTTGCAATTCATGGGCAATAAATCCTTGACTTTCACTTTCATCAACATTCCATTTGTATGTAACAGGATTGAGTTGAGCAACTTTGGCAAGTGCGCCAGTCATTGGCTGTATGTCGTGCTTGAGTCGGTAGTCAGATGAAGTGCCGTAAGCAGTGCCGCCGCCAGAGGCAATCGTTATGGCTCCTCCAAGAGCTTGAGAATTGGTAAATTTAATGCAGGTTCCAGAAGTGCCCGTTAGAAGAACTTCTTGACCTGTCGCCGCATATATTGTGAATTTTGCGCCCGCCGCACCATTACTTGTAAGCCCCACCAGCAAGTTACCGCTGGAGTCGATACGGGCACGTTCTGTTGAATTAGTTCCAAAGGTTAACGGCAAAGCACCAGTAGTTCTTGCATAAATCTGCCCAGTATCTCCACCGAAATATCCAATACTTGTGCCAGCAACGTTGACCTCATATCCAGCACTAGTAGCACCATTTACTGTCAAAGCCTTAGCAAAAGAATTTGAATTAGGACTTGTAGTACCAATACCCACATTACCGCTTGCATCAACCCTGACACGCTCAGTGCTAGTACCTGATGCTGTGGTGTACAGAGCCAACTGTCCGTTGGATGAGCCGCTATCAATACCTGCAATCTGTGCGGCTGTAGGCGTGTTGGCAGAACCAAACGTCAGAACATCTGACGAGGTGTTTGGAATTGTGATTTTGATGCTCATGATTTTTCCTTATAGGCAGCTACCACAGCGTCTGTCCATGCCGTATTGCAAATAGCCACAACACTGTCAGGCACACCAGTCAAGTCTTGACCAGGTGTCAGGCTTGTACGATGAAACGTCTTGCTGAGTTCATTGCCGTCTTCCATGATGCGTGTTGCTTCACGGTAGAGAACAGTGCCGTTCTCTGTTACTGTGATTTGGTCAATTGTCTTTGTTTCTGTTAATGCCATTTGTGTTTCTCCTTTGTGTACGACTACACTAATATGGTGTAGTTAAATATCCTTATTAAACAAAATATATAATTACACAATTTAAAGCTTTAGACACACCGCTGATACCTAATGTTGTTGGCGTTAAATCAGCTGCTGTTGATGGTGCAGTTAGTTCTGCCGTTGTAGTTGCCGATGATCCATTTATATTTGGCTGGACAGTCATATTGGTAAAGGTTGCAAACCCACCGCCTACAGGAAGTGCTGATATTGTAAAGGGCAACCCCCCTATGGATGTTGGATTTGTTACTGTTCCTGACGCTGAAACACTAAATCTTATAATACAAGTTACTTGCCTACCAATTTTTGTATATGTACCTTGTTGTGCTGCATATGCAAATGTTGCGCCTGTACTAACTAATACTGGCGTAAAAGTACCTTCTTCATAATCATCCAGCGTGTTTGCGTCAGATGATGCCGATTGAGTTGCGGGGAAAGACACACCAGAACCTGATGCTGCTGGAGTAGCGTTGCCCACGCCCATTGTTGTGGTAACGATTGGAGTGGTAAGCGTAGGGCTGACAACTGCTGTAGCCAGCGTTGAAGCCCCTGTAATTGTTCCAGAGCCGTTAATTGTGATTGGCATGATTTTTCCTTAGAGAACAACCCAGACGCTATTGTCTGGTACGGTTACTGTGATGCCAGCATCGACAGAAATCGGGCCGGTGCTCATTGCGTTGAAGTTGGTCGTGATGGTGTAGTCCGCCGTCACTGTTTGGCCGTTCTCCACAAAGACTTGATCGGTGCCGCCACCAGTCGCGCCGCCGCCCAAAGCGCCCCAGGCTGTTGCATTGTAGCCCTCGAACTTGTTCGTCGTCGAGTTGTAGCGCACCATGCCGGTCACAGGCGTTGGACGCTGGCCGGTGGTGCCCACGTTCAGCTTGGAAGCCGTGTTGTCAGTCAGCGAAATGGTGGTGAAGAACGCCGAGTTGGGCGTTGCGCTGCCAATCACAGGTGGCGCGGCGAAGGACGCCACGGTCAGGGTGACAGCAATGTTGTCGGTGGTAAACAGCAACACATCATCGGCGTCTTTGACCACAAACTTGTAGGACGCGGTGCTCAGGAGCCAGATGTCGGCTTGGCCAAGCGAGTTCAGGATGATGGGGTTGGTGTTGGTGGTGACGCCAGCCGCATCGACGTAGGTGGTGATGGGCGTGGTCGTACCAGCGGCGTAGGTGAAAATCTTACCGCCCGCCAATGGAATGCCATCGGAGTCGAAGAACTGCTGCTTGGGGGTTGGGGAGAGCAAGGCCATGTGGTTACCTCAAGTTGTTTTGGTTGTCGCCACCCAGCAATCTATTGCGGATGGCCTCACGGGTTTTAGGGCCTTGGCCACCAGCAGACGTTGGGCGAGGCGCGCGCAGATTATCTTCCAAGGTGGAAAGCAGGTCGAGCATCTGATCGCGCTTGATGGCCGCGTCGCGTCTGGTCTGTTCGTTGGCCGCACGTTGAGCGATGTCGTCAAACATCGCGGCCTTTTCACGGGCCTTGCTGTAGGCTTCAGCCACCCACTTGCGATCCATTATCTTGCCCGCAATCGCTTTGTCACTCAACTTGTTGTAGCCAGTACCCAAGTCTTTGATGTCAACGGTCGTCTTGTCCCACGCCACCTTCTCGTCAGCCGTCAGGTCAAACAGCTTGCCTGCGGTGACTTTCTTGGCCGCTTGGTCAAGCGACGACAGGTTTAAGAATGTCTCAGGGGTTGCGCCCTTGATGCCTTGGCTGGCCTCACGCATACGGCCTGTGATGGGGTCAATATCCAGAATGACCTCACCAGTGGCTGGCCTACGAGCAGCGGCCTCAGCAGCAGCCTGATTAGCTTCGGCTTGCTGACCCAAGCTACGCGACACACCGGCGCGGCGGGCGTCTTCAGCGCGCAAAGCGTTGATGGTGCCTTCTGCGCTAGGCGCTGGCAATTGAGGTGCGCTGGGCTGTACGCCGGTGCGGACTTCAGGCCCTGGGCGGGGCATGGTGAAGTTGGGGCGGCTGAACGCCTGCGCGGCAGTGATCGGTGAGCCGTCTTGGGTGTAGCCCACAATTTCAGTTGGGTCAACCAACGCGTTGCGTGGGTCAAACGGCACGATGGCTTGGTTCTGAGGGATAGGTGCAGACGCTGCGGCAAGCTGGTTGGTAGGGATGCGGAAGTCTTGCAACTTCAAACCTGCTTGGTAGCCAGGCGACGCAATGCGCTTGGCCGCCAGAGCGCCGCCGTACTCGCCCAAAACACTGCCCACACCCATGCCGATGATGGAGCCTGGCACACCAAAAGGCGAGCCAATCAAGGCACCAGCTGCGCCGCCTACGCCAGAGCGTGTGAGGCGTGGCGCGCTGAGAAACTTAGATGTTGGCTGGGTTGTGAAGACGTCGGGGAAGTTGCCAGCAATCTTGCCAAGCGACGCAATGTCGCCGGTCAGCGCATTGTCTTTGGCTGTGATGCGCGCCAGTTTGGACACGTCCACCATGCCGGTATTGAAGTCCGTCGCACCTTCGTAGACGTACGTACGCGCCATCTTCTGACGCGCGTCGCGGAACTGATCCAACAGTTTAGGATTGGAAATGTTGGATTCAATCATTGACTCCAACTGATTGGCGATGGCCAAGTTGGCGTCGGCGACAGCAACTTGTTTAGGTGTGGCGTTCTGGTTGTTATAGATCTTCTTGGCGTCTGCGCGCAAAGTTCGCACGTTGTCAAGCAGTTCAGCGCCAGTCAATCCAGCTTGTGTTTGATCTATGGCGCTGTCAACCAACTTGTTGACTTTTTTGGCCACACCTTCGCCGCCAATCAACCTGTCGTTCTTGCGTAGCTCATTCAGGTTTTTAACGGTAGTTTGATCAGCCACCATGGCTGGCAGTTTGCGTACCTCGTTGTACGGCGCGGCCAAATTGGCGCGCGCTTGTTTGTACGCGTCGCCGGTCAGCGACGTGGTTGCGTCCAAGCCCAATTCGTTCTTTGCAATCTCAGTAACGCGTGGGCGGTTGACTTCGGCCAAAGCTTCAGGGCCTCTTGGGCCAGCAGCAGTGGAGTAGGCTCTGGCTGAAATTGAAGAGTCAACGTCGGTTGGGTTGAGCGCCAGTTTTAACCTTTGGGCTTCAGCGATTGCGTCGAGCTGAGGTGCCTTGGCGTAAGACTCAGCGGACTGGCGCTCGCGTTTGGCCTGACGTGCAGGCTCAAACGGCATCTGCATACCGATCTTGGCTTTTTCAACGACCGGCGCAACGGCTTGTTTGACCGTTTTGACTACTGGTGGCAACACCTTGGGGGCTGTCAGCGTTGCGGTGGCCATGTAGCTTTCAACGTCTGCTTGTGGTATGCCGGTGTTTTCAGAAATCCACTTGGCACCTTTTTGAAAGTTCTGGCCAATGAAGTCCATCACTTGACGCCCAGCTTCTTGCTGGTATTCAGGTGTGTTGGTCACACCAAACGCCTTGCCAAACGGTTTGTCCACCGCACCCACAAGGTTTTGTGTGACGGCTTGTGCTTCTTCAGGCGAGCGGCCCACACGTGCAAATGGATACGCAAGGTACTGCACAGCACCAGGGATGACGCCACCCACAGTCACGTCCGCCAACGACGCGGCAGAACGACCTAACTGCGTCAACGCGCTTGGTGCTTTGCGTTGGCCAGGCATTCCTGTTGGTTGTGATGCAGCCACGTCTGCGCCGCCGTATTGCTTGGCCAACGCATCGTAGTCAATGACAGGCGCAGCATCTGCGCCGCCGTATTGTTTGGCGAGTGCGTCGTAATCCATTAAAGACCCGCAGCTTTCTTAAATTGATTGGCCGCTGCCGCGTTAGGGAATGTTTTGACGCGGCCATCAGGTAGCGTAACTGAATTACCAGCAGCTGCTGGCGCTGGGCGGTTTTGGCCAGGAATCTGGTCTACAACGCTGGGGCCGTATCTTTTAAGCGCTGGGTTGTCAAACAAAGACTTGCTGCCAGGGCCTGCGTACCAAGCGTCTTCCGCTCCTTCAAGCGTTTTGTTTTTCTCCCGCCAAGCCGCGTAGAACTCGCGCTGTTTAAGGTCGCGCTCAAGTTGAGCTTTGGCCACGTTAAGCAAAAACTTATTGGCTTCTTTGGTGTTACCCAATTGAGCGCCAGTTGCAGTGATGCGTTGCGCGTCTGGCTCTGTTTGCGGGCCTTTTTGTTCTAATTGCTTTTGCAACACAGCGGCGTTGGCGCTGGCCAAAAAGGTTTGCGCGTCTGTTGCATACTTATTTGCGTTTTGAACACCCAACGCAGCCAGCACTTTGGCACCCGCAGCTATTGCTTCAGTTCCAAATCCAGTATCAAAGCCTTTATCTAAGATATTCAAATTGCTTTGAATTGCAGGTAATGATTTTGACGCAATTGCTGCTTGCGCTTTTACGCTTTCAAAGTCTTTAACTAAAAGTTTGCCGTAGTCGGCAGCTTCTGCTTTTTCTTGCACGTTAGAAATGTTTGCCGCGCCAGATCTGGCGATGTCTTTCTTTTGCGCCAGCACAGCAGGCGGCAACGGCACGTCAGCGTAAGTACCAACAGTTTTAGGTGCGCCACCAAGCCCAGGAATTTGAACCACTTGCTTCTGACCACTTTGGTCAACTACTTGAGTAGTTGGCCTGTTCAGCTCAATAAACTTTTCAGTACCGAGTTTGGATTGGTTCAACAACTGAGCAAAAGCCTGTGGGCCTTGTTGGATTGCTTGTTGAATGCGCGCGCGCGATTGGTCTGCGGTTATGCCGCGAGCAGCCAGAACTGGGCCAAGAATTGGGTCAGCGTGGTTGGCTTCATGCCAAGCAATATATAGGTTTGGCGCGTTGGGATCCATTGGATCAATCGTGTCCAAAAACCCGCGAGCTTGTTTAAGTTTGTCATCAACCAGTTTGGCTTCTTCTTGCGCTTGCTTAGTCGGCTGCGCTTTTACTTCACCTTGGAGTTTGTCAACCTGAAGTTGTTTCTCTTTCATCTCGGCAAAAGTTTTTTCAAGCGCTGGCAGTTTGGAGCCATAGCCGCCTGTGGACAAAGTCTGGCGCAATTTGTTAACGTCAATATTACCTGTGGTTGGGTCATACGCGTCTCTGTACGCATTGTTTAACGCATTAGTTACGTCTTCTTCGCGCTTGGCTGAAGACAACTGATATTGCGCCAACGCGTTTTGATTGCGCGCGTTTTGGATTTGAGCAATCTGGCTGTACTGAGCCATAGGATTCTCAAGCTGAACTGGCCGAATCCCAAGTGCAATGTTTGTATCAAGTGTTGCCATGATTTACCCTAACAGTCTGAGAAGCTGTTGATTTTGATAGTAATTTGTGCCCATGCCTATCGCGCTGTTCAAAGCATTTGCTTGGCCAATGTACCCAGATGCCCGAGCGTTTGCGCCGCCAATCAATGCGTTTGTTGCGTTTGTGCCGTAGTTACCGAGCGCCGCGTTTGACGCGTTGGCGTAGTTTTGACCTGTCGCAGTCAAATTGCCTGCGTAGTTTTGCCCTGCTGCGGTTGCGCTGTTGGCGTAGTTTTGACCCACTTGGTTAAGTTGACCTGAAGTGGCTTGGCCAACACCGGCCATACCTGCCAAACGGTTGTAGCCAGTGTCCGAACGGGCCACATCAGCGTTGTAGCCGGTCAGCGCTCTGTTGTACGCGTTGGTGTACTCTTGGCTACCCATCTCTTGGCCAAACCGTTGCAACGCTTTGCCAGTGCCGCCGGACAACAAGCCACCGCGAGCCGCCGCCGAACGCTCCAACGCTTTCAACCCCTCGTTCAAACGAAACGCGTAGCCTGGGTCAGCTTGAAACTTCTCCGCCGTAAAAGAAAACTTTTCTGGTTGGGCAAACTCACCAGCTTGCATTCTGGTCAGCGCGTTTGTGCCCGCAGTAAGCCATGGTTGAGCACGTGCTACTTGTTCGGCGTATTGTTGCTTTTGCAACGCCATAGAGTCCGCAAATTGCTGCTTTTGAACCGCTGTTGACGTGTCAAACTGTTCTTTTTGCAACGCAAGTTGTTTGTCCGCAATATCTTTAGAGATCGCGCCGGATTGAACCGCTGCTGCGGTTTGCGTGTTCGCTGCTTTAGATGCCGCGTTAGAACTGATGACTGCGCTACCTACAAGCGCGCCTGCTACCCAAAAAGTCATGGTAACTCCTTAACTTTCAATTGATTACCGAGACTGTACATGCTGTTGGGTTCTTCTTCAACCAATTCCACTTCAGCGTCTTCCACAGTCGTTGAATCTGTACGGTGAAACGTCATGCACAAGGCATCAGTCTCAGCGTAAACAGCCCGTTTGGTGCCTGGTTTGCTGCACAACAAGTGCGGGCCAGTCACAACTTGAACGCCGTCATCAGTGGTGATTGCCACCGTGCCAGACACGATCAAATAAAAATGTTCTTTCTTGTGGACTTTGCCCACCACCAACACGCCAGCGTGGCGAAACACTTTGCGGCAATACATGCCTGCGTGAAACACATGCTCAGTTTCAGGTTCATACGGCTCAAAGTTCATCAGCGCGTCTTGCAACGCTTGAACTTTTTCCCGCATCAAGTCGGGCGTTATGACGTCGTTCACGAGATCTCCCGACCGCTCACGCGGATGTTGATGGCGCTGGCTGTTCCGGCGATTGTAGAAATGAAACTGCCAGGCGACAAGATCTGGCCAACAAGTTCAGGGAATGTGTACACCTCAGACGCGGCCAAGGTTTTCTGCTTGGTGATCAGATTTCGGTCGGCAGCTGTGTCGGTGTAGGTCACCAAGTTCACGTTGATGGTTGCAGATGATCCGCTGATGTTGGTCGCGGTGAACTTGTCAATGATGGTCGTGACGTTGACGGCAGTGTACTGAGTGGTCTGCGTGGCCTCAGCAAATTTGGCAGGTACAAGGTTTTTTGCCGTTACGGTCATGGTCTTTCCTTAAACAACGACCCAAGTGGAGCCGGAAGAAACGGTCACCGAAATACCGCTGTTTACAGTCACAGGGCCAGCAGACAAACCATTGTTTGCAGTGGCGATAGTATAGCTTGTAGCCACCGTATTGGCGTTGATTTGTATGCCGTTGCTGGAAACATGCGCCAAGGCGGTCAATTCGCCCGTGGACGGCTTGTATAGGTAGTTGGCGTTGCTGGTGTAGATCGTGGTCGGTGTGCCGGTTGTCGCCGCCGCAAACAGCGGGTACAAGTTGGACGCCGTGGCCGTGTCGTTGCTGATTGACGCGCCTGACACAACCGTGGCCCATGTGCCGTCGCCCCGCCAGTAGGTCGAAGACGTGGCTCCAGTGCCGCTGTTCAGGTTGGTGACGGGCAGGTTGCCGGTGACTTGGGTGGCCAAGCTCACGTTGCTGAGTGTGCCGCCCAAGGTGATGGTGCCTGAGCTGGTGATTGGGCCGCCGGTCAGGGTGATGCCGTTGACCGAACCGCTGGTGGCCACGCTGGTAACCGTGCCGCCAGGGTTGCTTGAATTGATTGTTTGGTTTGGCCAACTTCCTGTGATGGTGACGTTGGTGCCCGCTACCAGTGCCGGTGTGGTTGTACCTGTGCCACCATTGACGACCGCCACAATGCCCGTCACGTTGGACGCGGTGCCGGTGGTGTTTTGGTTAAGCGTGGGCACGTCCGCCGCCACGATGGCGCGGAAAGTCGGCGCGCCTGCTGAGCCGTTGGGCGCGGCGAAGAAATAGTTGGCCGTCTGGCTGGCCAAGGTGGCCGTCAAAGTGCCAGTGGTGGTGACCGGCGAGCCCGACACCGTGAAAATACTAGGTAGGGATAACCCTACGGATGTGACCGAACCGTCGCCCGTACCAGCGCCAATTGCTGTGCGGAATGTGGCCGCATCAAGCGTTGACACACTGTTATCAGCGTTTACCCTTAGAAACGTAACTGCGCTGGGGTTGGTCAGCGTGAACAGGTTGCTGCCGACGGTCGTACCGCCAAGCGATGTACGGCCAGTCGCCGCCACCAAGTTGGTCGAGCCGCCATCCCATTGCAAACGCTCAGAATAGGCCGTGTCCCAGTTGGTCTGGCTGCTGGTCGTAGGGATTGAGTAGCCAGCGGTAAAAGTCACCGCCAACGTGCCAGATGTTGTGATGGGGTTGCCCGACACCGACAGGCCGGTGGGCACTGTCATGTCTACCGACGTGACCGAGCCGCCACCAGTGCCCGCGCCAATAGCCGTGCGGAAGGTAGCCGCATCCAAAGCGCTGATGGTGTTGTCGGCGTTGAACCGTGGGAATGTGACCGCGCTGGGGTTTGTCAGCGTGAACATGTTGCCACCAATGGTGGTGGCCCCCAAAGATGTGCGACCAGTGGCCGCTACCAGATTGGTTGCGCCGCCGTCCCATTGCAGCCGTTCAGAGTAGGCCGTATCCCACTGGGTTTGCTTGGCCGTGGTGGGAATGGAATAGCCCGCCGTGAATGACACCGCCAAAGTGCCCGCAGATGTAATGGGCGAGCCGGTAACAGTCAGGCCGGTGGGCACAGTCATGGCCACCGACGTCACCGTGCCAAAGTAATCTTCGCCCGCGCCAGTTGGTGGACCAATTTGCAACACGTCCAACGAGGTCGTGTTGCTACCGCCGCCCGTCAAGTTGAACAAGTTCAAGAAGAACCGATACCACTCACGCGACATCAAGCCTGTCCTGGGGTCGATAAAATCGACCCGCGAGGAAGGTATGTTCGTTATATTAAGTTGTTCAGGCATTGGTCGGGCTCAGAATTAACTCAGCACCGACAATGGCAATCTTCACTGGGTCAGTGCCGGACACCTCGTAAACCCTATCCCGTAACTTCAACGTCATGCCAAGACGACGCCAGAACACGCGGTGAAAGTATTGGCCAATTTTGCCCAAGGGTGCCCAATGCTCGTTTGACCATGTGTGACCGCCGTCATCCGACCAGCGCAACATGACTTGAGGGTCAGAACCTTGGCCGCTATTCAAACCCACGCCTGACTGGCAATCCAACTGCAAGCTGTGGTGTGCGGTACGTTTAAGGTCATTCTGGCCGGTGGGCAGGGCGCGCCATGAGCGCAGCCATTTTTGAATGCCGCCGTTGTCGGCAAACACGTCAAGGTTAAAACGGTAAATGTTGCCGTTTTCATAGTCGCCCACAACAATGTTGCCGCCAAAGTTGCACTGGCAGTTGGAACGGTGGCGCATAAATGCGCCGTTGTCCCAGCCTGCGCGCTCATGCCACGCACCTGTGGCCACGTCGTACACCCATGTGGCGTTGCCGGTGGGAAACGTCAAAACGTAGAAAGCATGGCCTTCTTGCTGGTATGTGTAGGCAATGGCATCGGCCAAATTGCCGTACTGGGCAATGGCATATTCGACCGCATGGGTTGACACTCGGGTGCCGGTGTAGCCGTTGGCACGGTAAACAATGCCTTGGCCACGGGCGTCAGTGCCCAGCCAAAACAAGCCGTTGTCCAGCTTGGCGATGGAAAAGGTGGCTACGCAGCCAATTTCGTTGAACGCGCCTTGGATGCGGGCAAGCGGGAAGTCGGCCAAACCAGCGTCATACCAGACTTCAACCGAATCAGTGCCAAACAACCACGCTTCGCGGTGGTCAACAATCAGGCCAACCAAACCGTCGGGGGAGCCCTCGGCGCTGGCAAAATCCAGCGCGTCGATCTGAGTACCCTCAAAAATGCTGGTGACCCACACTCGTTGGCTATCTGGCTCAGTGAACACAAAGTAGCCGTCCAAATAGCCCACAGTCAGCGCGCCAGGGAAATCTGGGTCGGTGATCTGCTGGAAGACGTTGGTGACTTCGTTGTATATGTAGCTGGGGCCGTTGCAAGCAAAGAAAATCTGTGTGCCGTTGTCAGCAATTGACACAGGGCCAGTGCCTGAGACGGTACCCAACAAAGTGGGCGTGGCGGTCAAGCCACTGAGTTTGAACACTTGAACGCCCGATACGACGTAGAAGTCAGTGCCGTTTGTTTGGTGCGCCCACAGCCCACGGATGGGGCCTGTGCCGACTGTTTGCAAGTATTCAAGGCCAGGGCAGCGGCTCAGAAAAGCGGCTTCTTTACCGCCCTCTGCTATGACCTCGGGAAACAGGTTCACCATGCGATTGTCGGCAGCATTGACGCTGCGCGCAACGTAGCTGGAGCCAAGAATCGGGGTTTTCATCAATAGTTACCGGCATAGATGTTGAAACGCTGGCGTGTGGCCACAATGGCGTACGGCATTGACATCACGTCATCAGGGTTGTTGATGCGCTTCAAGTTGCGTTTGGATGTCATTGCAATCCGTTGCACTTGGGGGCTGGGTTCCACGCCAAACTCAGGCGCAATTTCGCAAGCCAAGTTGTACGTAAACGCCCGCAAATAGCCTGGTGGGAACAGGATGTCGGTCACCAAGGTGGCCGGTTCAGTCAACTTTTGAACACTCACAAAATGCCATTCCAAGTCCCGTGTGGGACGTGGGTAAATGGTCATTTCGATGTTTGGGTAGGTCATGTTGGCAAAAATGACCTGTGGATAAGTGGATGTTACGGTCTTGACCGCAATCCCGTTGTACTGCTGTTGGTTGATGAATTTGATGCCAAACGACACGTTGGTGCCTGGGTCGCGGAAATAAGTCGCGTCGTCCAACAACACGGGGCGCAGGCCCACAAAGTTGCCAGATGGGCCCAGTGTGCGGGTAATTTCACCAGCAGGCCAAGTAAAAATTTGATCTTGGGTGCAAAATACAGATAGGCGTTCGGTGTTCCATGAATCAATCATTTGATTCAACGCCATCAGCGAATCTTGAGACACGGACGCAGAAGTTGTCTCACCTTCAGCCAACACACCAAGCAATCGTAATGCACGGTTTATCTGATCACCCGCTGTGTAAACGGCCATGTTTATGCTCCTTGTTCGACCACCTCTGTTGGTCGGCTACGACGACGTTTAACTTCCAGTTCGTTGACGACAGGAGCCGCCTCAACAGGCGTGTCTAAAGTATATCGTACCCAGCCATTTTTTTCATCAAACTCAGCTTCCATTTCTATGTAAGCTATTTTTCGACCGTGAATTTCATGTTGAAGATAAATCATGTGAAGAACGGGGGCTTTTGGCCCCCGTTTGGTTTAGCTTGCGCCGTGGATGATGGAAAAATTGATGATGACAGCTTCAGAGTATGAAGTGGCAGTAGTCAAATTCCGCAACGTGATCAAAGCAGAACCAGCAGCCAAATACGAAACGTAAGTGGTGTAAGCCCCAGCCGCGCTACCAGTAGTATTACTAGAAACGCACACAATGATTGTGTCATTGATGGAGATTGCGCTGTTGGTCAAAATAAACGATACAGCAGTGCTTCCAGCCAATGCTGCGTCGTGCATCGTAATACGGCCAGCAGACTTGTTTAAAGTCACGCCCGTCGCTTTACTTGTCAATTGCGTCACAGCACCTTGTCCAGCAGATGTGTAACCAATTTCGGTTGTAGCATAAACGGTAGTTCCAACAACGGTTGATGGAATAACAGCACCAATGGTGCCGCCGTCAATGTCTTGGTCGCTGTACGCAACGCCAATTGATTTGGTATTACCCATTTTTTAATCCTTTAAAAAATGGGGGCCGAAGCCCCCATTTAGGTTTAAGACACGCGGTAAATTGAGTACGCTGCGTCACCTGTTTTGCGGAAACGGAACGTGCCAGATGTGTTGCTGGTTTTGGTCAGCGCATCTTGAATCACGTCGTTACCGACTAGGGTGTTGCCCGTGCCAGCAGTAAAGGTCACGTCATTTGCTGCGTTGTCACCAATGTTGATGAAAGAGCAATCAAATGTCGAGCCAATTTTAAGGCTAGAGAATGCAGCGTCAAGCAATGCACCTGTTGGAAACACATAGGTACCTGCGTCTGTGCCGCCGGAGTCCATAGTGCACACACCGGCAGCCAAATTTTCTGCGGTGATAGTGACAGACGCGCCGGTCAATGCGACAGGTGCGCTAGTGTTGTAAAAACTGATTTCGCCAAGATTGCCGTCACCAACTTGGTAACCGTTTGCGCCGTTAGGTAATGTAGCCATGATTTATTCCTTTGAAAAGATTTAAAAAACGGGGCCGAAGCCCCATTTGGTTAGCCCCACATGCGGCAGGCCATTTGTGGACGGATTGTGCTGAAGCCATACAGAACGTCAATACGGCAAGGCATACGGTCGTTGTTGATGTCGTACTGACGAACAACGCGCAAGCTGATACCGTTATGAACTGCGCGAGCAGCCATATCGACGCCTTGGGGCAACAACAAGTCAGCGGTCGCAAAAGTGATTGCGTCTTTGTGGTAGATCAAGTTCTGCGCGTACTGAGTAGAAGCAGCGCCCACGAAAGTCACAGTTCCACCAGTTGCAGGCAGCGCGTCCATAGTAGCCAAAGCATGGTTAGCTGAGTACATAGGGGCAACAGTCACAGTCCAAGTACCAGATGAGGCAGCAACGGTAGTCAAAGCCACGAACTGGAACAAAGAACCTGTGGATTCACGGGTCTGTGGGTTAACAGCATTGCAACCACTGATAGTGAACACGTCACCAGCATTGATTGTTGTTGACACAGAGCCTTGTTCCAACAGAATGGTGGATGAGCCTTCGCTGGTCACGCCAGGTGTCTTGACCAATGTAGACGCGCTTGCGCTACGTGAGCCAGTGGTGTGCTGCTTGATTGACTGAGACATGTTGATCTCATCAAAGCCCAACACGCCAGTGCCCATCATGCCGTTCTTGAACTGCTTGGAGATAGTGTCGGTCGGATTGAACAGACCTTTCATACCTTCAACCAGACCAGCGTTGGCCGCGGGGTTCACGGTG